CGCTGAACATGGACCCGCCTGTTGGAACCATCCGAATCGTCGACCAGCGCGACGCTCGGACGGAGTGGCTCTTTAGAAGAGCCGCCGACGCAACGCCGACGATAGGCAGCCTCCGCTTGATCAATGGACGCGGTGTACAGCTCAATGTCCTCCTCCGAGTCCGACACCCGGATGGACGGAGAAGTGGGGTAGGAACCCGGCACGTATGAAGGCGCGACCACCGTATCCGACGATGAACGTGCACGCGCGTAAACAGGTGTCTTCCCTTTGGGAGGCATCCCACTCTGAGCGACGATCTGTACACCAAGCGGCTCGGACAGTACAGCACTATCCGTGCGCTCCGATGAGAACATGTTACGCAGCTTACCAATTTGCGAAGCAGCGACATCAGCCAGAGCCGGGTAGGTCTGGGGAGGGGCGGGGGGGGCTTCAACAGTCTCTTGACGATATTGCCGTAAGCGCTCCGTGACGATACTCCGGACGCGCTCCTCACCCGACGCACGAAGACCGATGAACTCGTTTTCACGCTGATGACGCATCGAAATGAGCTCGTCGCGAACTTGCTCGTACGACAAGGGGGTTGTTGAATGCACACCCGTCGCGCAATCTTCCATCAGGAAGAACTCAAGGTGATCGAAACTGACTTTCCCGCCGATCTTGGATCTCAAACGAGACCAATCTGGCTTGCGGTGTTCGATACGGCCGTGTACAGTCTCATCCGTCGCGTACTCTTTCTTGACATACGCAACATAGACGCGCAGACGGCGATGGACCGCCTTCTTCTCGACGATTGAATAAATGTCGTCGAAGTGCATGCGGTTCGTTGTGCCAATCACGTACTTGGACGTGAAGTAGCTGACACCCTTGCCCTCAATTGCGGCTTGATTGAGTGGCATCGGAACTGTGTTCACGATACGAATGAAGTCTGACCAAATGGTCGGACCGCCGCCAGGGACATCCTTGATCGCACCGAATTCGTCAACATAACAAACTTCTTGATTCGCGTAGCCGGACCAATAGTTCTCAGCTTGGTCACGCGAATAGATAAAAGATGACGGGTTCTTGAGAAGCG